AGTAGTCGGCGATGGCCTTGTCTTCCGTTATGTATGAGCAGGCACGCTTGATGTCGACGTCGCTCACTCTGAATGTCTTTGTCATCCCCACCAATCCTCTTCCATCTCTTTGCGCTCTTGCGCGGTTGTCTTCGGTGCTGTCGCGATCAGGTAGGTGGTGAGTATCACCAGCCCGACGACGATAACGAATAGTGGTGTGTCGTTCATTTGCTCTTTTCCCTTATCTCAAGCCCACGGGCTTCCAGTGCGGCGCAGAATTGATCCAAATCGTAGTTTTTCTCGAACAAATCGCCCCATACATCCACCAGCGCGTCAGGCTCGTCCGCAGGGATGATGAAGCGGTCGTAGTCCGTCGGCAGCGTGGGGTAGAGCGCCTTAATATACGTCATGGCCTTGCTCACCTCTTGCTTGAAGGCTTCGTGCTGTTCGATGTCCTCCAGAACAATGACACGGCCGTCAGGTCCACGCGTCACGGCGCAGCCATCGTACAGGAAGTAACTTTCATCCGTCACTGGGCAATGCACTGTGACGAAGCCGTCGTTGCGGTAGGTGCTGACATCCTCTGTGCCCAACAGTGCCTCCAAGGCCTGCCGCAGGGGTAGGCTGCCCTCGAGGCCGTAGCACTCGGCGAAATTTATATAGACTGCATTAAACATGTTTCTTATCCTAATCTGGTTATGAACGCGACGCCGTTCACGGTGCGCACTTTGTATGCACGGCCCTTGCGGATGCCGTACTGGCTTACGTTCCGGGAGATGCGTTTGGCGTCGCCGCGCTTGTCTGCGGGCATGCTCACGCTCTCGCCGATGGCGATGTCACCCATAGGGTATGTCATAGGTCGTGCCATTACTCACAGTTCCAAACTTGTGTTGATGTCTTGATGTCGGTCGGCCAGCCGGTGTCGACGGTGAAGCTGCGCTCTTCGAACAGCAACATGTTGGTTGGCCTAATGAGCAACCTGTCGCCTGTCGTTCTGAGGAATAGAAACTCTTTGCTCTGCTCTGGTGCCGCGCTGAACCCATCGCTGTGCGGGCAGGCGGTGAATAGACACGTCGCGCGGTTGTCGGTGCTGTCGTAACGCGCCTCCAGATCCGCCAGATACTCGTAGCGGATGACGTCGAACTGCGTGCCGTAGCAGTCCCAGACCTGCGCCTGTGGCAGTGTCCAGACGGGGCTAGGGCAGGCGCTGAAGGCTATCGCGTGCGGCGGCACGTTGCGGTACACCGCGCCGCACTCGAGCACGACGTGGCAGCCCCATGCGCGGTTCGGGGTAGAGCGCAGCGCGAACCAGACGGCCGGCTCGAAGCCCTTGCCGTCCTTGCGGATGAACGAGCTGTCTACCCAGACGTACAGGTGGTGCGGTAGGTTGCGGCTGCTCATGTAATGATGCCTCGCGCCACGCAGGCATTACGCAGTACCTCGGCCGGGCGGAAGCCCCATATGCGGTACGCCTCGCCGTACTTGCGTGCGACTGCGGTTAGCTGGGCCTCGTTGGCGCGCATCTGCACCTTCAGGGCCTCCTGCTCCTTGAGCAGCTCGGCCGCGTGCAGGAGCACCTCGTACTGTGTGTCCTCGGTAATCATCCTTCAATTTCCTTATCTATAAACTCTTCGATTGTGGGCTGGGAGTGCCACTCATCGAAGTCGTTAAAGCACTCCCCGCGAAAGTCTCTCCACAGGTCGTTCAGATACTCCTCGCGGATCAACTCCAACTTGGCCTCCACCTCAAGCGAAAGCTCGTTGTACTCGTTGAAATGTGCGCGTGCCTGACGGAGCAGGGCAACGGTGCGTTCGTCTTCAGTCCAGTTAATCATGTTCTGTACTCCTTGTTGCTGATAACCCCTCCTATTCTGGTTTGAGGGTACATACAACAACTATTTTGTACGCTTCGCATAAACATCGTCGATGATGCTGCGCAGGGCCTCTTCGGGTACATCCTTGCCGCCAAGGGTGGTGCGCACCCACTCCTCGATCTCGGCATATATCGGATCGACCGGGGCTGCCTGTGGCTCCAGTGCGCGGATGCGATTGTCGAGGGAAGTAAGCCACACCTCGTGGTCGTTGAACCAACGGTCCAGTTGCTCTGTCTTCCCGCCGAAGTGCGACACGCTTTTGGTGTACTCGGAGAACTTCAGTACCATCCTGTTGTGCGTTTCGGTCAGGTTCTTGAAGCGCTCCTCCAGCGCGGCCATGCGGGCTGTCAGCGGGTTCTCCTCCACGGCGTGCGTCGTGTTGGCGACGTACGTGCGGTGACGCTTGTAGAAGCCCGGCACGTGCTTCAGATCGTGCGGGCGGATGAGGTTCGCAGCGCGCAGGGTGCGCATGGCGCTCTGCGTGCCGCTCAGGCTACAGGCGAGGGCCTCCGTAAGCTCCTGCACGGTGGCAGCGCCGTTGGCGGACAGGTGCTGTAGTACTTTCCTCTCGATTTTCGTTAAGTTCATGTCTCTTCTCCTTAAACTGATAATTCAAAGGGCAGGAACTCCACCCAATCTTGGGCGCAACTGCCCGATACACCCACCGCCTCGCCGCACTCTTTCCATGTCGAGCCCTGCCTGCGCATAATGACGACGCGTCTCAGTTTGGCACCAGTGCTTTGGTTGCCGCTGTGTGTGCGCCGGTTGCGGTTGCGAGCCTGAAGCCACGCCTCGTAGTCGGCCACTGGCGCGATGGGCTTGGCCTGCATGGCCAGCCGCCTGCCGTTGTGATGCACGGAGATAATCGTACCGTGCTTGGCCGTGGATGCGGGCGAGCTGTAGATCTTATTGGCGCGGTACATGCGGCCAATGTCTCTGTCGCTCATGTCGGTCAGGCGGCGCGATGTCATGCCGCTGCCCTCTCCTGTTGCTGGATGTGCAGTGCCTCGTCGAGCAGCTCCTCACGCAGCGTGTGCAGCGTGGACAACCGGTCGAAGTGCAGGTTGCGGTCGGCCGTGAGCCGCTCGGTGTCGCCGATGTAGTCGCGACCGTTGGGCGTCACTTGCTTGAGGGCGTCGATAACCTCGTCGATCAGATCCATCGCGTTGCGACGGGCGTCGATGAGGTCGAAGGCGCTGCTGCCGTTGTTGTTGATGATGGGTCGTATCATGTTCTGTGCTCCTGTGTTGCTGATATTGGTTAGGCGAAGCGCTCGGCCATCGCGTCAACGAAGTCCCAATAGCGGTTGTCGAAGATAACCGTGGTGGGGTGGCCGACGCCGTACTTGTCGGAGACAACGCGTGCGGTGTGGCGCAGATCGCGAGCGATTGCTTTGGCCTCTGCGAGAGTGTTGACTTCGGCGAGGACGGTGTCGGCGGTGATGGTCATTGTCAGTGTGCTCCTTGTTGCTGATGAGGTACCCTTAAACGCTGCAATCCGATGTTGCAACAATTATTTTCGCACGCTTGCGGATCCAGTGCGCCCGGTTGCTGTAGTGCTCGGCGCGGATCTCCCCGGCCGACAACGCAGCGGCGCTGTCGAAGGCGTCAGCGGCTATGTGGAAGAGGTCGGCCACCAGACGGCGCTGGCCGTCCGATGCGTCCTCCTTGAAGCCCGCAGCGCGCTCCTCGGCTGCGTGCAGGAGCCAGTTGCCCAGCACCTCGCTGTCCTCGGCCGTCGTGACGCCGTACGTCAGTTCGTATCTGCTCATGTTATTGTCCCTTGAATGTCTTGATGATTGCGATGGTGATGATGGCGGGCAGGACGCCCAAGAAGAAGATGGTCGATGCGACGTGCAGTGCGGTCATGTTACTCTCCTTAGCTGATGGTCAGGCCGTCGCGGATGATGCCCGCGTACACCGGCTTGAAGTAGCAGCGCTCGATGACGGTGCCATTGGCCCAGTTCGCCGCGTCCTCCGGGAAGCGCTCGTCCGCCCAGTCCTTGGCCACAGTGGTCTGTGGCACAAGGATGATGATGCTGCCGTGATCCTGTACGATGAAGTCGGTCATGCCAGCGCTCCTTCCGTCTGGTTGTCAGGGTAGACGCGGATGCCGTAGTACAGGGCGTCGTGGTGCTCGATGCTGTCCTTGTGGAAGATGGACGGGTCGACCCAGCGGAAGCCGCCGTGCGCACTGGCGCTCGTTGTGCGGGCACCGGCCGGCACGGTGACGCTGCCGCCGTGGCCGTAGGTGTGGGTGAATGTCTCTTTGACGCAGATATTGTAGTTCATGTTCTGTGCTCCTTGCTGATAATTATGCGGTGATGCCGGCGATGGCGGCGCGTTTGGTGCGGTATGTTTGCAGATACTGGCGGGCGTTCTTTTCGAACAGGTAAGTATTCCACAGGCCGTGCTGGTCGATCTCGACGTCGTACTCGACGCCCTTGAACCAGAGAGTGTAGAGGCCTTGTGCGATGCGTTGGGTCTTTGTGGTCATGTCGTGTGCTCCTGTTGCTGATGTGGTGGGGGACCGAAGTCCCCCGGTTGGGTTAGTCCGCACCGAACTCGGCGATTACTGATTGGAGGATAGCTTCGAACTTTGCGTTCTCCGCGTCGCGCTTGGCGCGGATGGCGGAGGACACTGCCTTGAGCTTGACCGTCGTACCGCAGCAGCGGCAAGTGCGTGTGCGGTCATAGAAGTCAACGTCCCAGATGTTGCGTGTCGACTTGTCCGAACCTGAGCAAGTTGGGCAGTTGATGAGGCGGCGTGTCATAATTTTTACTCCGTGTCTTCGTTGCTGATGAGGTACCCTTAAAGAAGGTTTGAGGGTATGTAAATACACAAAATGCAGATAATCGTGCAACACGTGTATTTTTTTACTCGTGTTGCATGATGGAGGGTACTGCAACGCGGTGCAACACGAGTAATTTATTACCAGTACCGCAGAAATGCTAGTGTCTTAGGACGTGCAACGCGATGCAACACGGTGCACCATTTAGTTCGTGTTGCAGCTGCAACGCCACCTGCAACACCGAGGAGGCCTCTAGAACTACGTTCTAGGCCCTCTCGTGTTGCATGTTGCACGGGTTGCGCGTTGCGTTGCGGTGTAGGAAAGTTGGCCCTTCTCGTGGTGCAAAATGTCGAGACCCCTTGCCAATAGTTTTCGCGGTGCGTATATTGCGCGCATTGACTGGTAGCACTGTGTAACCGAACGGAGCATGCAGAATATGGCCAAGCGCCAATCGAAACGGACCCCGGAGGTCGAGGAGCGTATCATCGAGGGGCTGACCGATGGTGTGCCCCTGCGCGTTCTGTGCAGGCAGGATGGTATGCCAAGCTGGCGTACTGTGTATGACTGGATAGACGCAGACCCCTCCTTTGCCTCACGCGTCGCGTACGCGCGCGATTTGGGCTTCGAGGCCCTCGCCGAGGACATCCTCGACATCGCCGACAACACGCCCGCCATCGGCGATCACGTGCAACGCAGCAAGATGCGCATCGACACGCGCCTGAAGCTGCTCGCCTGCTGGAGCCCAAAGCGCTACGGCAACAAGCAGGACGTCAGCATCGGCAACAAGGAAAACGAAACGCTCAAGATCCAGAGCAACACGGAGAATGCTGCGCTCACGTTGCACCTCGCCGAGGTGCTGCGCGACACGGACGTGCCGACGTGATACATCGCCGCCGCGAAGCCGAGCTGGTCAAGCCGGGCATCAACCTTATGTGGGAGCCGAAGGCCAAGGGCGCGATCGTCAAGACACCGTGGTTCAGTTGGTACATCACATGGAACCGGCACACGCGCCGCCTGAGCTTCGCCGTGCCGCACGGCTTCAACTGGCGCGCGCCACTCGGCCCGTGGCGTCGCATCCGCGAACTTGAGGCCGACGCGAAGATCCACGCGACCGAGAAGTACGCGCTCAACCACGCGCTGCATCTGGCGAACGAGCGGTACGACAAGATCCGCGCGGCCAATCATGAGCTGCGCGAGACCCTGACACTCTACCGATCGCAATGACCGACGTCGCTGCACTACTGTCAAAGCTCAGCCCCGAGCAGCGCGTCCACCTCGACTGGCAGCGGCGCTGGCGATCGACGGCCCGGCCGAACCAGATCGTGGGGCGATCGAACTGGACCGAGTGCGGCTACCTAGCCGGGCGCGGCTTCGGAAAAACCAGAGTGGGAAGCGAGTGGGTCACGCGCGCAGTCTTCGAAGATGCGAGCGGCTACGATAGCTGCGTCATCGCGCCCACCTATCAGGACGTGAAATTCACCTGCTTCGAAGGGCCGGCGGGCATCCTGTCAGTGCTGCCGCCCGAGCTGCTGGTAGAACACAACAAGACTGACATGATCATCAAGATGCGAAATGTTGCAGGTGGTGTGTCGACCATACGCGGCTTCACGGCAGAGAAGCCTGAGAGGTTGCGTGGTCCTCAGCATACACGGGCGTGGTGCGATGAGCTTGCCGCATGGCAGTACGACGAAGAGACGTGGGACATGCTGATGATGGGCATGCGTCTGGGCGACACGCCGCAGGTGCTCTGGACCACGACGCCCAAACCAAAGGAACTGATCCGCAGGTTGAGCCTGCCGAAGGAGGGCCGCGTCATCGTGCGTGGATCCACCTTCGACAACAAGGCGAACCTGCCCGACAGCTTCTTCGCGTCGCTGGAGCAGTACGAGGGAACAACGCTCGGCCGTCAGGAGTTGTACGGCGAGCTGATCGACCCCGAAGAGAGCGGCATCGTCAAGCGCAGCGACTTCCGCCTGTGGCCGGCCAAGAAGCCGCTGCCCGCACTGGACTACATCATCCTGTCACTCGACACGGCATTCACTGAGGCGACGTACGACAAGAAGAGCGGCGACGCGGACAGCACGGCCTGCGTCGTAATCGGCAGCTTCCACGACAAGGACAACGTCGGCCACCTGATGGTGCTCGACTGCTGGTCCGAGCAGATGGGCATGCCCGAGCTGATCAAGCGCGTGAAGAAGGAACTGAACGTCGCGTACGGCGACGATCAGGACGTGGCGCTCATCAAGCCGATGTTCGGCGGCGCGAAGCCAGTAACGTCTGGGCGCAAGCCCGACCTGTGTTTGATCGAGGACAAGGGGAGCGGCATCAGCTTGAGACAGATGCTCGAACGGGAGGGCATCGACGCTTATGCCTACAACCCCGGTCGGGCAGACAAGCTGGCGCGCCTGCACATGGTCAGTCACGTCTTCGCACGAAAGCGGGTGTGGCTGCCCGAGAGCGACAAGTTCCCCGGCAAGCCGCGCACGTGGGTCGAGCCGATGCTTGCGCAACTGTGCGCATTCACCGGGCCGAGGAGCGTAAAGCACGACGACTATGTCGACGCCATGACGCAGTGCGTCAGACTGTGCATCGACAAGAGACTTGTTTCAGTGATAAAGGAAACCCAGAAGGTTGATCTCGATCGACCGCCGCCGAAGGTTATCCAGAACCCATACGGTCAGTAAGGATAGAACATGAACGAAGACGATATGCAGCCAGAAGATGACATCCTTGAGGGTGAGACCGTTGAGTTCGACGGCGAGGACGTGACGGACGTTGAGGACACCGAGGACGGTGGCGCGATCGTCACGCTCGACGAGAACGGGCCAGCCGCAGGCGAGAGCGAGTTCTACGACAACCTTGCCGAAACTATGCCCGAACCGGACCTAAAGTCACTGGCATCGAAGTTCCTCGACCTGATCACGAAGGACAAGGAGGCGCGCAAGAAGCGCGACGAACAGTACGAGGAGGGCATCCGCCGCACAGGTCTGGGCGATGACGCGCCCGGTGGCGCACAGTTCCAAGGCGCATCGAAGGTCGTGCACCCGATGATGACCGAGGCGTGCATCGACTTCGCGTCACGCGCCATCAAGGAGCTTCTACCCCCGCAAGGTCCAGCCAAGGATCTGATCGAGGGCGAAGTCACGATCAAGAAGATCCAGAAGGCGAAGCGCAAGACGTCGCTCATGAACTGGCAGCTCACGGTGCAGAGCCAAGAGTTCCGCTCCGAGCTTGAGCAGCTACTGACGCAGGTGCCACTGGGTGGCGCGCAGTACCTCAAG